ATGACTGTGTTCTGGCCAAAATTACAACTTCTTGGCCAAGAACGAGATGATCAAAAACGGGGGTATCAGTCTACTAAAAATTGGAGTACCACCTCCACTCATTTTCTTGGGCTCGTCGCTGAAATGGTTTTTATGTTGGAAACAGGTATTCCATTTGATCGCCGTCTGCTTGTGGCTGGTGATGAAGGCTACGATTTCAAAAAACACGAGTTGACTATCGATATCAAAGGAACCCAATACTATGACGATCCACATTTGAAGCAGTATCCCAATCCAAAAACATGGTCTGACTACTATTTTTTATGCGGCATCAGCGTTTCTGATAAAAAGGCACGTCTGTCTGGCTGGACGACCAAAGAACGGCTTCAGGTTGCACCTATGCACGATTATGGCTATGGTCCCCAGAGAAGTCTTGGCGGAAAGGACTTGGAGTCTGGCCTGCCATCTTTCCTCCCCTCAATGAGGGATAAATACAAATTGGACGTAAAACAGAAGTGAGGCTGAAGTGGAGAGCGTCGAAAAGGATTTCGAGCGTTGGTGGAAAGAAAAGGGATTCGACCAGACTAACGGTGGGGTTCATGGATTGGACCCCAAGGAACTCGCCCGAGAAGCGTGGAATACCGCTTCTCGGTTTAACGTCACTTCCTTCGAAGAACCCGACAACCAGAAGAAGTGGGACAAACGGTTCATAGAACTTGCACGTCACATCGCAACCTGGAGCAAAGACCCAAGCACGAAGTGTGGGTCTGTCATTGTAGACAGGGAAAACCGTGTGATTTCCGTGGGCTACAATGGTTTTGCCAGGGGCGTCAATGACTCCGCCGAACGGTACGATGATCGGCCGTTGAAGTACAAAATGGTCGTCCATTCGGAACGCAATGCAATTCTGTTCGCAAAAAGAGACATTGAAGGTTGCACGATCTACAACTGGCCGTTCAAGGCTTGTTCGACTTGTGCGTCGATGGTGATCCAGGCTGGAATCAAGAGGGTCGTTTCGCCTCCTGTTCCGCAATACCTCGTAGAGAGGTGGGGAGAGGACATGGACGTGCTGGCAACCCAGATGTTCAACGAAGCAGGCGTTGAAGTCGTGATTATCGACGAATGACGAAAATAGACAGTATCTGGGTGGAAAGCTGGAGTCAATCCCCCAGATACTGTAGTGCTGGGGTTCCCCCGTCACGAGGTTGTGCTACAAGCCTTTACTCCGGCCCACGATGTATGGAGTATTGGACGCATCAGCCGGCAGAAACAGCGAAGCGTGGAGTCTTGATGCTGATTGCGGCAAAGACTCGCCAGTTTCTCAAATAGAGACAACAGGTCTCGACCCGACACTAGCCCCATCGGTTCGTTACCGATGGGGTTTTTTCATTAAAGTCTTATTATTTTTACACTTCGACAGGTACATAACTTATGCCATGACTTAAATGGAAAGGAGTTATGTGGCAACTCAAGAGGAAGAATCGGAAATTGTAAAGTGTGCGAAGAGTTTTGGGTATTTCTGTGAGAAGTACATAGAGATTGTTCATCCGAAGCGTGGTCTTATTCCGTTTAAGCTGTATGACCATCAAGAAAAGATGTCGAGCATGATCGAAGAAAACCGGTTTGTTTTGTCGATTAAGTATCGTCAAGGTGGGTTTTCGACGTGGGCTCAAGCGTATTCTTTGTGGAAATGTCTGTTCAGTTTAGACCAGAATATCATGGTCATGAGTAAAACGGATTGGGAGGCTTGTGGTGGTGGTCGTCAGGTGCGTGAGTGGATTGCAAGGTTGCCGGATTTCCTCAAACCGGAGATGAAAACAGACAACGATCACACAAAACACTTCACCGATACCAATTCTCGAATTTTCTTCGGTACTCCCCAGGCGGCGTGTGGCAGATCAATTCAATTGCTGATCATTGAGGAAGCAGCTTTCATTCGGGACATGGATCAGCATTGGAAGGCGATGTATCCGTGTCTGTCGTGTGGCGGGAAATGCCTGATTCAATCCACGCCCAATGGCAGGTACACCAACGAGAAATCGGAAGAAAAGACCTGGTTTTTTGAGACGATTGAGAATGCTAAGAACGGAACTAATCAATTCAAGGTGATTCAGCATGATTTCCGGAAGCATCCGGAGTTTTGTGATGACAAGTGGATCAGTCAGATGAAAGCAAATCTTGGATATAAGGGGTTTTGTCAGGAATACCTTTGTGAATTTTTGAATTAACATATGGACCTACAAGAACTGAAATTGAAACTGACCGACAAGTTGACGAAGTCGGTGTTAAATTCTCGTATTCTCCTGGACAAAATGCGTCTAATTGACGAGTCGTCCAGGGAAACGGCGGCGTATACGGACCCGACGTATGCTCCATTTTATTACTATCTGGGGACGATGGTTAAGCCTAAGCGGGTAATGGAAATGGGGTTTCGCCTGGGTCTTTTGAGTAGTTGTTTTTTGAAGGGTTGCAATACTGTAGAGAAGTTTTTGGCATTTCAGGAGCAGTCGAACTCTTTTTACAGTGAAAGATTAGGCCGAGCGAATGTTCGTGACTCGTACAAAAAGTCGATGGATATTCATGTTGGGTTGTGTACAGATGATGGTTTTGTTTCCAAGCTGTCGGCTAATGAGTGGGATTTGGTCATTGTGAATGAGGAAATGACTTACGACAAGCACATGACCTATTTGGACTTGCTCTGGCCTCATATGGCTTTGGACGGCTTGATTGTGATGGATTATGTAGTTCGTCACCCACCGGCCGGGCAGTCATTCAGGGATTTTTGCAAGGCTAAGGGCAGAGTTCCTGTTGAGTTGCCAACTAGGTATGGAGTGGGGATCGTCCAAAAATAAGGGGGGAAAGATGGGATACGAGATCACTTACAAATATCACGAGCGTCTGGAAGCTGGTGGTTACGACAAAGAAAACGTTAAGGAATTGAAGCGTCGTGTTGGAGAAGCCTACGATGATGTTCCTCTGGAAAAGCTGGCGGCGGCGATTATGCAGCAGCTTGCTCGTCGAGACATCTGGGTGATTGATGTGGAATTGATGGAGTACACCCGGAAAAAGATCACTTTCAAGGAGACCAAGGGTGGCATTGTCATCAAAAACAAGAAGTTCATACTCGATAATGACAACACTTTAGTAGGTCAGGATTTGGTTTCCGAGGAGATTGCTCCGAGTGTGCCAGGGCAACAGGTTGTTCACCCACACGAGCAAATACGTCCTCAACAGTCTCAGGCACCGGCCAGACAGCAGCCATCTCGTGCCCCAACGCCGCCATCTCGTCCTCAAAGAGTCAGACGAAGGGTGGTTTACATGCCATCAACTCCTGAGTTGATTATGAAACATGGTCTTGCTGGCAGGTTGACGGTGGAAAAGGAATATGATGTTTTCGAGGATCGTATGAATCCTTCGGGTGTTGGGGTTGAGTATTTGATCAAGGATGATCGTGGCCGTGATTGTTGGGCACAGGATGAGCATTTTGTACCATCTCAGACTAATTTGTTAGGGGATCGAGAACTCGGGTTCAGTAAATCGTCGAGAAATAGCGATAATAACAATCTCAAGTGGGACGGGGTTATCAATAGTGATGTCCCATCACTCAGATAAAAGGAAAATGAAATGGATGCAAAAGCACAGAAAAAGAAAGACCGTGAGAAGCGTGTCAAGCGGCAGCTTTTCCTTCAAAGGGATGCCAAACAAAAGGAAGATAAGAAAAAGCGTGAGTGGGAGGAACGCATGGAGTTGGAAACCAATCCCAACAACATCAAACAAAAGCCTTTCCGCCACGCAGATCAAGCGGCTGCCGCTAATAAAACTCCTGAAGATATCAACGCCGAGAAGGCCAAGAACGCTGAAATTAGGGCCAAACTGGAGCATAATCTGGCCGTCCTACAAGCTCTTGAGCAGGAGTGGAAACGGGAACAATTCCACAAGGGCAATGTGAATGCTGCTCTTGAAGCTGATGGAGCCGTGGACTTGAAGTCGAAGATGGACATGATGAACGAAAAGTTCCTCAAGACTGTCCAAGACATGAAAGATTCCGGACAAATTGCTCCAACTGGCGAGGTTCAGTTGGGTGGTGAGGTGCAAACCGAAGAAAAAGACAATCCGGGAATTTGCGAACAAGCCGAGTCGAAGTTGGCTGATTTGTTCTGCAAACACGAGGAAATAATGAAGGGACCGGTCAAGGGCAAGAAAAAGGATTGATTCTACATATCGATTTTCACCAATACCACGGGAATTCCCGTGGTATTTTATTTTCCCATTTCCGTTAAAGTCGATTGTGTAGTCCTGCGATACGGTTTATAAGTTGACCCGCTTAGACGGTGGGCACCAACCCAAACTATAAACACACCGTTTCACAGGAGTACCACAATGGCTATTGATTTTGCAGCACTTCAAGAGGAGTCGGACGCACTTAACACCCAACCGGGTCAGTTTGGCGATCTGCTCGACAAGTATGTTATTTTCCCACCTGGTGACGGTGCAATTACCGTTCGAATTCTTCCTCCGGTAGAAGGCAAGAGCCTTCCTTTCCAGTGGACCAGGACTCACCGTCTTGGACAACGAAACATTCACTGCCCGAAAGCCAAGCAGGGCGAACGGTATGTCGGAGAATGTGAAATCTGCAAGTACTACAACTGGCTTTGGAAGCAAAGCGAGGACATGAGCAAGCCAGAATCGGAGCGGAAAGAACTCCAGGCCAAGGCTCGTGCGATCAAGCCGGTTGAGAGATACTACTACAACTGCATCGTTCGATCTTGGACAAATCCGAAGACGGAAAAGGTCGAGAAGAATGTGGGTCCGAAGATTCTCAGCATTGGGAAGATGCTGCACAAGATGATTGTTCGGGCATTCGTTGGGGATGCGAGCATTGATGAACCGAAGCTGGGCGATGTGAGTGACGTGACCGCAAATGAAGGTCGTGACTTCAAGATCGTCAAGCAGATGGTGGCCAGCGGAAACGACAAGTACCCGCAATACAATTTGTCCAAATTCATGGACAAGTCGCCAGCAGGAACCCAGCAGGAAATTGACCAGTGGTTGGCCAACCTGCATGATCTCCAGGCTCTTCGTGTCCTCAAGACCAACGATGAACTGGAACACGAACTGAAGCGGTACTTGGGCGTTGTTGTGGATCAGAAGAATACCTTCGACCCCACCAAGTTCCAGAAGCCTTCGGCTCAGTCAGTTGAAGAAGCAATTCGTCAGGAAATCGCCAACAGCAGACCAGCCGCAACACAAACGGCAGAACCGGTCGCTGCAACAGTTCCAGCCGGTGACGACGAAGTCATGGCCGAAGCTGAGTTCATGGCGAGCTTGAAAAAGCTGAAGTAATCACCCGGTGATACTAATTCGGTATCACCCACCAACAACCCAAGTATAGCCTAACCGGCTACTTGGGTTGTTTTATCGAGGGATTGGATGCAGAACTTGGATATTTTCTACACAAACCAGTATGTGGCCAATGAAGAAACAAGTATTAATTTTGGAAAGACAACAAAATCAGAATTTGCCCATTAGAACACACCCCAATACTTTGTGGGACTTTAACTGGGACGGTGTACATTGGGCGATTTGCCACATGTACATTCAATGTGAACCTTGAGGGTGTGTTTGTTTTTTCTAGCATTGGAGACGGAATTAAACCGTTGGCTGGGACGATCAATTTAGACACTGGGGAGTTGGGCTTGGAGTGGTCAGAACCACCGGGACAAAATTATGCGGTTGTGGGTTACGAGTATAACATGGGTAAATCAACGAACCCACACGACTCCAATTCTAGTGAGCCAACGGATGAAGAGTTGAACGAAATGTTTACATTGATGACCGAATACGGCATGACCTACACAGAAGTTAGGTCAATGTCGAGCAGAGTTAGGAATTGGTTCATTCTCAAACTACAAACAATGGATTGATAAGGAGTATACAATGGCTAAGAAGAAAGACACAGCAGTTTCGTCGGGCAATGCTATATTTGCCGATCTGGCGAAGAAGACAGGCGGAGATATCATCAGCAATACCAAGACTGCCAGGTATTACATTGATACTGGCAGTCTGGCATTAAATCGAATTTGCTCTGGCAAGTATATGACCGGAGGAATTCCAGGCGGAAGGATCACAGAAATCTATGGTCCAAGCAGTTCATCGAAGTCGCTCGTGGCCTCGAACTGTTTGTTTGGGACTCAGAAGCTCAACGGTTATCCGATCTTGTTGGACGTTGAGAATGCGAGCAATCCAGACTTCATGAAGTCGGCGTCACACCTGGACATTGACCGTGTGATCCGTTACACGCCTCAGAGTTTGGAAGAATCGTTTGGAAAGATGTACAGTGTCATCAAGGCGATTCGGGAACACACCAAGTCGAATGACGCTCCAATTCTGATCGTGTACGACTCGATTTCGGTGTCTCCATCGGCTCGTGAAGGGCGAGAAACTGATCTTCCAGAAGATGCTAACGAAGCAATGTTCAAGAAGATCGTCGGTGGCAAGGAACAGCCAGGGGAACGTGCAAAAATTTGTTCCAAGGAATTCCGCAAACTGACGCCTTTGCTGGAAGAGACCAACAGCACGCTGTTGGTCCTCAACCAGACCCGTGAAAAGATCGGTGTTCTTTACGGATCACCAGAAACGACTGGTGGCGGTGGTAATGCCTTACCGTTCTACGCCAGCCTGAGATTGAGAACTCAGACGCAGAAGAAGATCGAACATGAGAAGTTGGAGAAGGCAATTGGTGTAAATCTCAAGATCAAGAACGTCAAGAATCGTTCTTGTGCCCCGTTCTGTGAGTCGGAAGGTATCCAGTTGCTGTTTGCCAATGGTATCAACCCAATCAGTGGTTTGCTGAGTCTTCTTGTTCAGGATGAGCGGGTGAAGATGACTTCGGCTGGCAGATACACTGTGGAGCCTGCGTTTGCTGGCCCTGATGGCAAGGTTAATTTCCAGGCTGTCAAGGTCAACAACGCTGTTCCACTTCAGGTATTTTTCGACAATCCGAAGTTGATTGACGGAGAGAGTGAAGAGGAAGTGCGTGAGTACCTCAAGCCATACTTGACTGCTATGGATGTACTAGCAGGTGCAGATGTGGTTGAAAAGACGGTTGTATCCGAGGAGATGGATACAGCGTATGACAATGCTGGTGCCGAGTCTCCAGACTGACAAAAAGGGGGAGACAATTGTCTCCCCCTTTTTCATTTCTTGATCGTGTAATGTCCGGCTTTGACCTTAATCACCTTTTTGCCATTCTTGTTTAGTTCTTTGCGTACACGGGCGACGTGGTTGCACAGGCAGGAAATACTGAGGTTGTCATCTTTGAAGCGTTCCTGAAGGTCGTGGAGGGCCACAACGCCGCCAGATAGGAATGTTTCAGAGACGTATGATTTGATGCGGCTGGCGGTTTCGAGAAGGTTCTTGCGATCTGATAGTTTTCTGGACTTTTGTGGTATTTTCACTTCAACCAGTTCGTATTTTGGCTTTACTGCTGGCTTGTACGATGCGTTGCAGATTGCTGGAACTAGGCTGTCGATATCTAGTATTTCGCCTTCTTCGACGTGAACGAGGGACACTTCGGCATTGAATACTTTCGAGAATTCGATGAGGGTGTCGTAGTTATTTTCTGGTGTAAAAAACCGCCTTCTGTCTTTGGTCCGAATCATCAAGCAATTATTTTGTGTCATTTGTTGCCTCCACTAAAAATTGTAATACGAAACAGATGCGTCCGCAAGATACATTTCCTTCGATGCTCATTTATGGCATCTTGAGGTGTAAATACTGCTGGGAGGAAGGCATGTACGATTACGGGCAAATTGATGAACACGTCAAGAGAATGCGTGCAATGGGAGAAATCCTGGTCAGTTACAATTTTCCAAAAGTTAAACCCGAAGAAGAGGATGCGGTTTCCGTTCTTAAAGAGCGGGATATTGTAGCTGATGGCTATGATTTATGCTGCCACTATTCGAAATCGGATTATGGTGAATACTTGATGGAAATGGTCCAGGTTTTCGGCCGCAACACGCCGTTTTTGCCTTTCTGTCTTGTATGTAAGCTCGGCCGCAAATTTTTGGGTGATAAACATCTTTCTCTGGTCGAGATATACAGGCACAACCGAAAAATGTATTGCTGGACGGTTGCTGTTGATCGAGATGGGAAGCCAATTCCTTCGCCTTTTCAGGAAACCAAGTACGAAGATCATGAATTTCAGGGTTTTCGTTATCGTTTGATGAATCCAAAGACTGTGAACTTCTATTGATTTGTTGATGCATACATACTGTGTCGGCAGTAGCCAACCTGGGTGGGAACACCCGCCCGGCTCTTTTATCGAGAGGGATCGCATGAACATCAACGGCAAACTTCAAACTGTTCTCATGACCCACTTGCAAAAATTCGGTTCCATAGAGATTCTCCTGCCAGATGGAGTAATCTTGGAACTCGGAATTACGCAGGTAGGGAAAGACGGCGAGATGGAAAAAACTGAAGATTACTGTTGGGTTGTTGCGAGTCGAAACGACAGACAAATCGCCCTGGACAAGTATAACGCCGGAATTCGATTTTCAGATGACGACAAAGCCCTTGTCTTCGAGGACAGATTCGAAGATAAGGATGGAAACCATGTTCGCCGAGTGGACGTGGTCTAACGTTTCTGAATGAATTTGGTGCCGATTGTTTTGATGTGTTCAGTTATCCCAGCCGGCGTGATGAGGAATTCCGTAGTTCCTACGGCCACTTCGCCTTCTCCGGTTGGGATACTAAAATCCGCCCAAATTAAAAAGCCGGGTTGCGTCCATTCGAAACGAGAGATACTAATCTGAACACCTTTGGCAGGAACCTCTTCTTCGATGCAGTGCGGCAGTGTGGCATCCCGCACGCACGCCATTATGAAGGCAATTAGCCTTCGGGCGTCAACAAAGTTTGCCCATTTCGCTACCAACAGGTTCTCCAGTTGTTCTGGTTGAATCAGTTTGTCCATTTTGGGAAGGATACCTTTATGAAGAAGCTCGACAACGTCCTAAAAGAGTACGTCTCCCGTGCATCTGATGACACTCTCAAACTCCTCGCAGGACGCCTCACTCAGAGGCTCGCAGGTGATTTGCCAGATGCCCTGAACGTTCTATCGGAGACACACGAAATGGATCGTCTTCTGTGTTCTGCAAAGACGGCCGATGATCTGTATGACATCGTCGATGACATACAGGAGCATGTCGAACGGGAACTGAGCCGTCGATATCGTGACGACAATGTCCGACAAGAAACAACGGTCGAAACGGACGCCTCGGGCCGTCCCGTTGTCCGTAAAAAGCGATTTACACCTACATAGGGAAAAATAATGAATGACATGGATGTGCTTACAGCAGTGCTGTCTGGAGTTGGAGTCTTGACAGTTTTTGCTGGAGGGATCATGGACACGAGTAGAAAAATCCCTCAGTCCGTAGCCAACGTGACTGTTGGATTGGGTTGCACGTTTATTCTTGCGTCGATTTTCTTGACAACGATAGTATCCCAAATCATGGGGTGACAAGTGGATCGTATCACAGATTACCTGACGGTTCTTCTGCTGTTTGTGATGGCAATCTCGACAGCAGGAGCGTTTGGTGTTCTTCGATCTTGGTATCGCAAAGCAAAAGATCGGTCTTGTAATGCGGTGTTCAACTTCGA